ACTGAAAAAGTAGCGGCTGACCCTGATATTGCAAGGGCAGTTACTGCTATTATAAATGGAAATATAATTTTCCTTAGAAAAGAAAACATTTGGGATTGATTTATCCTCTTAAAGCGCTTATAAGTTTAGTGCCAGTTACACCTAAGGCTACACCAGCTACGAAGGGCATTCCCTTCATCCAAACAACAACTCCTGCCACAGCGGCAGCTCCAATTACAAAATACTTTGAAGTTAATACTTCTTTTACTTTAGCTAATTTGCTCATAATAAATAAAATTGGTTAACAATAAATATACAAAAATTTGACTATCCGTCACAACTTAAACATTCATCCGTAGTTCTAGACCCAATATCGCCCTTAATTACGGAATCAGTTCTTAAATAATATAATGTTTTAACCCCTAATTTCCACGCCTCCATATGCACTTGGTTAATCCATTTTGGATTATCAGTTGGGGAAAACGCAAGATTAAGCGATTGAGTTTGATCTATATAGCGCTGACGTATAGCCGCCTGACGAACTAATTCTAATTGATTAACCTCAGGGAAGGTCAAAAACACTTCTTTTTCATCTTCTGATAAAATTTCATTAGGAAGATTTTGAACAGATCCATTATCTGCCATAATTTGATCCCAAATCTTACTCTTATTATATCCTTTTTCTTCTAATACTTGTTCTAAAACCGGGTTTTTAACAATAAAAGAACCCTTAGCTCCATTAAAAACATAAACATTAGCTGGGTATGGTTCAATTCCTGCTGAACATGAATTAATTCTAGAGTTTGAGACAGTAGGTGCAATTGCTAAAACGTGGGTATTTCTCATACCAGTTCCTTTACACCAAAGGGGTTCACCATATTCTGATGCTAAGTTTCTTGATGCTGCCTCTGCTTTAGATCTAATGCTATTGAAAATAGTATGGGTCCAAGCTGTAGAAGCTATAGAATTAAAAGGTAACCCTTTTTGTTGCAAGAATGTATGCCATCCCATAACCCCTAATCCTAATGCTCTTCCCTTTTTAGCATGTCTATGAGAACGAACCATAGAATCTTTACCACTTGTTTTTTGGATAAATTCTTCCATTACACCATCTAAAAACCAAGTAGCGGTTTCAACTACATCAGTATCTTTCCATTCATCATATTTAGCTAGATTAAGAGAAGATAAACAACAAATAAAACTATGTTCTTCATCTGTATGTAAAGTAATTTCAGTACAGATATTTGTCATGGAAACATTAAGATTATTCATCATATAAGCTAATGGGTTATGCTTATTAATGTTATCTTCAAACATAATATAAGGCTCACCTGTTTCCATTCTTGATTTAAGAATTTCTAACCATAAACTCATAGCTTCAGGATCTCTATCTCCTAACTTTTTCATAAAACTATCATCTACAGAAACACATTGGTGTAGATTAAGGCATTGTCTATTAGGATCGCCTTTTGGTCTCCTAATTTGCATAAATTCCCCTATATCTGGGTGGTTAATATTTAAGTTAACAGATGCTGCTCCTCTTCTTACAGATCCTTGGTTTGTAGCTATAATTGTAGAATCATAAATCTTACACCATGGAACTACACCTTCTGATTTACCATTTCCTCTAATTGGTGCTCCTCGTTCTCTAATTCGAGAAACGGAAATACCTACACCACCACCATATGAAGTTAATCTCATTAGTTCAGCATTAGTTAAACCAATACCTCTAACAGAATCAGGTGTATCAATGCCAAAACATGAAATAGGCATACCTCTATCTGTACCCATGTTACTTAAAACTGGGGAAGCTAATCCAATCCATCCATTCCAAATGTATTTGAAAAATTTAGCAGCTAACTCAGGTTTATTTAACCTTTCAGCAACTGCATTAGCTACTCGCCTATAAGCTTTTTTGGGTGTTTCACCCGGCAGGAGGTAACCCTTAGAAATAGTAGCTAAAGCTACTTCATCAAAAAACTCAGGGTAATCTCTACCTTTTACCCATTGACTATAATCTGAAATTAAATTACTATCCATCTTAAAAAATATCTTCGGCTTCCCATTTAACGTGTCCCTTAGAGTAATTAGTTACTCTATTAGCAAAGAAATCAGTATGTTGTTTCCCACCAGAGAGAGCATCAAACCACTTCATATTATCTACTGCTTTTAAATCCACATCTACAATAGCTTTATAACCTAAATCCTGCAGTTTAATGTTTACTCTATGTTTAATGAAGTTTTGAAGATCATATTTAGAACATCCTTCCAACTCACCTAATTGGTATACTTTACCTATAAAGTCTAATTCCAACTGAAGTGATAATAAAGCAGCTTCATTAATAGCAGCTTCCAGTTCTGGTGTTTTAAGTTCTGGTTTGTTTTCAACTAGGGCTCTAAACAACCAACAACCTGCTTCTGAATGTAACGATTCATCTCTAATACTCCATTCTACTATTTGACCTACTCCTTTTAATTTATTTCTAAGTTTAAACGATAATAAAACAGCAAATGAAGAGAATAAATTTACACCTTCAGTAAATGCAGAAAATATAGCTAAGGATTTAGCAATCTCATGCCAATCTTTTTCACCATTAAAACTATCTCTCACATTCATTAAGTTTTCGATTTTAGCCATAGTAGTTTCATCTTCTAAAAACTCACTAAAATCATCTAACCCTAATTCCTCATTAAGTAAAGAATATGCTTCAGCATGAATAGTTTCAAATGCCCCAAATGTAGTAGCCATCATAATAATTTCGGGCTTTCTAAACCATTTAGTTACTAATCCAGACCAATAGTCATTTACTACTGTTTCTGTTTGGGCAAACCCCTTTAAAATAGTACCTACTATATCTTTTTCTACTTCAGTTAGATTTTGTTTCCAATCATTAACATCTGACATCATAGGTACTTCAGTATGTAGCCAATGGGCTTGTTGTTGTTTTAACCAATACTCATGTGCTTCTGGGTATTCAAAGGGTTTATAAGGGATTCTTTCTTTAGTTATATCTTTGGCCATAGTTAGCTATTTTGTAAAAAATTCTTTAAACTTTCTATTTCATAATTATTAAAATCACCAGAGGACTGTGAAGTCGGTTGAGGAGTTTCTTCGGATTCGTCATACTCTTTAATCTCGAAATGGCCAGTAGACGTATTAGCTTTTACTCCAAAAGTAAGACCGTCTACTCCATATCTATTTTTCATGATATGAAATCTCCCTGTTCCGTTTACTTTATCTTCACGCTTACGAGAAAGTGATACACAAACATCTGATATCATAATCTTATCATATGAACCAGCTGCTTTATCACCTTCAACAATTTCATCCCTAGCACCTGCTCTATTTACTTGAGAAACAGACCAAATAGGGAGGTTTAATTGTCGTGCAAGCCCCTTGATGCTCCTATAAATATGATCCAATTCTCCTTTCCTATCAGAACTTCGTTTTTTAGTTGAAAGAAGATCAATATAATCTATAATTATTAAATCAGGTTTTACACCTAAATTTTCTGCTTTTTGAATGTGTGATTCTAAAGTTGATGTAGTAGCAACACCTATGGGGTATTCCTTAATTATTAGTTGTCCTGGGAGTTTATCCACTACTTCTTCAACTTCTGTTCTATGATGGGTGATTTGATCAACAGGCAATTGGGTGAAGAATGAATCATAACGTCTACCAACATAATCCTCACCTAATTCTAGAGTATAATGTAAAACGTTATACCCTAATTTAACAGCATGACCCCCTAATGATACTAAACACCATGATTTACCTCCCCCAGGATTACCAAATATTAATCCTAAATCCCCATTACCTAACCCACCTTGTACTAACTCATTGATTTTTTTCCATGGAGTAGGAACAGTTTTTCTGTTATCTTCCCTATATCTAGATTCAACATCTTTAAGATATTCATGTCCTATGTTTTTATCTTGTCCGCTTTTCATAGCAGATTCAATCATAAACTTAATAGAATCATAATCACCTACTTTAAGCATATCTACAGATTGTAATAATGCTTTTTTTAGTTGTTGATTTTTACAAAAATTAGAAAACTCTTCTTGAACATATTTTAGATCTTCATCTGAAGCTTCATATGCGTGTCTCAGTTGTTCTTTAATTGATAACTGTAATACCTCATTTTCTACTTTTTGAAGTTCTACTTTAAGAACATCCATAGAGATATTAGTATTGTAAGTATCGTAATACTTAATAATTTCCTTTATAATCCACCTATGTGCCGAATTAGGAAAATCTTCATCGTTTAAAATATCTATGATATTTTGTAAAAACTCCTTAGATGTAAGGAGAGAAGAAATCACCTTAATTTGGAAAGGGTGACCGTACTGTTCTATACTTTTTAACGTCAACTTTTATTTTTTAAATTGTTCAAAAACATCTTGTAACCAAAACTCTACATTTCTAATGATTCCACCTATTTGATCTTCATCATACATTTCAAGAAATGTTTTTGGAATATAATTAAGATCTTGGTCTTCTGCAAGTTCTTTTAAATATTCCTTATCGGATTTATCAATCATAGGATTAGATAAATCCATTAATTTATAATTCAATTCTAATTCATCTATACTATTTAAAACTCTAGCATATGTTATATTATCCTTAAATTTAGATTCACATATAGTTACTATATCCTCTAATGTAACATTTGGTTGTCCCAATTCAGGGAATTTTTTTAGTAAACCTTTTTTACCTAATCCCTTAACTCCTTTAATCCCATCGGAATTATCACCCAATAATGTTTTATACACAATAAAATTACTAGCTGGTATTCCAAATTTATCTTGGACCGTTTGAGTAGTGTAGAATTCTTTTTCTATAGGTCTAAAAACTGCTACATTTTCATTTACTAACTGAAGGAAATCTCTGTCACTAGATACTATAAATGCCTTATCATCATCTGATTTTATAAGGATTTTAGATAAGTGGGCTATAATATCATCTGCTTCTACCTTATCTATAGAGGCAATCTTAATAGGGAGAACCTTCAAATAATGAATTAACCTTACTAACTGATCTACTTTTGCATCATGTTCATCTTCTAGATTTTCAAAGATTTCCCAATTAGTAATTCGTTTAGTATTTCTACCCGATTTATAATCGGCAAGAAGATTTTTTCTATTATTTGAAGATCCTGCCCCATCAAAAACCACATAAACCTGTGTGGGTTGGATTTGTCTTATAAGTACACCTAAAGATCTTAAGAAGCCACCTAATCCTCCTACATGCATTCCCTTAGAATTTACCATATTTAAAATAGCAAAGTTTCTAAAAAATAAATTTAAACCATCAATTAAAAGATATCTCTCTCCCGATTGGGTAGATTCCTTATTTTCTTGAACTTGATTTAAAATGTCTAGGGGACTACCTTTCTTCATATAACCTATTTACCTAAATATAATAAAAAATAAATGAAGAACCAAGCTTTAGCTTGGTTCCTCTGTGAAGGCGTTCACATATGTTTCTTGTGATTCTTCTTCACCTACTAATTTGAAATCAGCACCTCCTAGAATATTTGACCATTCTTCTTGACGTGATTTTTTATAAGCATTAAGTGCATTGGGACTTTCCTCAATAAAACCATGAGGTGTCATTACAATTTTGCCTCTTGTAGTAACCCCATTAATATGGTTTTTATCAATCTGGATATTTACTCGTTTAGCAAATTCTACTTGTTTACCGTCCTTGATTGCTTTAATCTTAGAGGTACCAGCAGACATGATATTACCAAAAGTAATTACAAATGTTGAGTCATACCACATTGCGTATCCTCCCTTATTCATCAACTTAGGTTGACCCATAGGGGATTCTGGTTTTAGAGTCCATACTTTATTAATACAAACCAATGTATTAGTATACTTGGAAGATTCTTTACGAGACAATGTAATTTTCTGATTTACATTATTTGCAAATTGTGTTGACATTGCTCCTGCATTCCATTCATTATTGTTCTTATTAGAACGAACAGATAATTCACAAGGAATACTACCAATAGAATCCCATAGGAATACTAAGTCATAAGGCAAATTACCTTTTTTCTGTTCATCAATTAGATCCAAAATAAATGCAGCTACATCTTCAATAGTATTTAACGATTCTCTATCCGCATAGATGAAATTTCCTTCATATCCTAATACTTCACCAGTTTCTTCATCAGCAATTGCATCTACCTCTAACCCCATCTGAGTGGCATGCTCCCAGTTCCATTTCATCTCAGTGATAATGAAGACTGGAAGTATGCCATTCTTTTGGGCTGATACGGCAGTTTCGATCAGTGCAGTGGTTTTCCCGGTGTCAGAGTGTCCTCGCAAAAGCACAATATGACCCATTGGAATACCAGGGATTGAAGTAACGGTTTGAAAAGCATCGGATAGGGGAATCCATTGTTGTTCTTTGAACTTTACGTTCTGATCTAGTCCCTTTTTAGTTTTAAAACTTTTTAAATCAAATTTAGATTTGATTTCTTTAGAGACTGCTTCCGATAGTGATTTACTTTTTCTAGCCATTACTTACTTAATTAAAATGGTAAATCATCTGTTGAATCACTAAACAGATCATTGAATTTATCTGATTGGGTTTTCTTAGTAGAATCAGTTTTTAGAGAATAATTACTTTCTGATGGTGAGGGAACAGGTGATTCATTCACTTTAACTGTAGAAGTTTCTGTTTCAGAATCTGGGTCTAACCAATTTTGTAGGAATCCTTTAATTTCATCAAATGAATATTGCTTGAATACTTTAAAAGGATCAGCTTGTTCATTCATATATTTTTGAATTTCATCTTTATCCTCAGCAATAGGAGAAATTTTAAGTGATACTGTGGCAGTGGTTTTATTGTAAGGAGTACCTGTTACTTCAGGACCTACAGTAGTAAGTTTAATATCTCGTCCTTCTAACATATCAGTATAATCTCCAATTTCTTCATCAGCGGCCATATTAAGGAATGTTTGATAAATTTCTTTACCAAATTGCCATAATTTAACACCTTCGTCTTCTTGACCTCGTACTAATACAGGGGCAAAAACACGAGTTTTAGGGTCTAACTTTTTAGCTAAACGCCAATTTTCTCTATCATTACTCTGACGTAATTGTTTAGCAAACTCCATAATAGGATCTTTTTGCTTCCAATTAGCAGGAGATGCAATTACTCGTTGACCAATCCCGTAGTAAAACATCATTTCCGTAAAAGGAAATTCAGGATTAAATTTTGATGGTACAATTCGAACTGTCTGTTTACCAATACTGGGTTTCCAAAACAAATTTTTCTTTTGTCCCCCTCCCCCTTGTGGCTGTTGTGTGTTGAGCGAAGCCAGACGCTCCTTGATGACGTTTAAATCCATTCTATAACATTTTAGGTTTATATAATTACAGTAAATATACGAAGCCTTTTTCGGCTATCCAACTAAAGTTCAATAATTTTGTGAATCTTAGTTTTTAGTTGTTTAAATTCATCCTTATTAGTAAGTAGGATAGAATTTCTATAATGTCTCCATTCAATAGGAAACTTAGTATCAACTACACCTCCATTTAATTTACGAATAAGCTCATTTAAAGCATTAATAGTATAAAGTGTATTAGATTCTTTTTTTCTATGTACTAGAATAGTACCAGATGGGATTTCTGAAAGGTTAGTAGTATCTACGTTGTATGTACAGGCGTATTCATTATTTGATTGAATGTATAGTATAAATATTTTCCCATATAATATATCATATGTGGAAGAGATATCATATACTAAATCATCTAAATCTTCAATTGTTGAAAAAGTGCAAAATAATTTATTCCCAGCCAAACCTTCTAAATTTATATCAAAACTATCTAATGAAGTTCTATTATAAATATTAGAGGGGTTGTAAAGAAGAGTAGTTTGTTCCATAACTTAATTTTATACGCAAACCAAACTCTTCAAATATTCCTTTTAATTCATCCACTAAATATTTCTCTGATTTGTGGAAATCAAATAGAAATGAATCATAATTATACAATACTAGTTTAGTTTGCTTATTTTTTAATATTTTAAATATTCTCCACAATATAAGAACATTATTTGAGGTCTCCAAATTCTGTAGTAAATAATTTAATAATTTAGAGGGATTTATATCTTTCAATTTATTTTTTTCAAATTTATACTTGGAGATAGGACATTCAATATATCCCTTAACATTAAATTCCTCCCATATAATATCAGTAAATTGTTTAGCTTTTTTAAAAAACTCTAATTCAGAATATTTACCAAAATTACCACTATATAACATTTTAAAAGTAAGTTGTTTAGCTTCTTTATATTCTACTCCGTACATTTTAGCAAATGCTTCATGGATATCCCCCTCACTAAATTTATAATCTATAAGTTTAGCTAATAAAGAAGGGTGGTATGCTGAAATATCCATTTCTATAAATAAATTATTAGATGGGATAAATGCTTCCCTAGAGTCATCTTTTTTGGATAAAGCAGAATAATTTACTCCTCTGAATTTATTAGAAGGTCTAGTAGTTGTGGTTTTGAAGTTGTACTGGGTATAGATAGTATCATTGTGTACATTGTGGAATTTTTCTTCAAATTTGTTTTTATGTATTTTAATTCCATTGGACTCGAGGGCGTAGAATGCCACTGTAGATTTTCTGTTATAAAAGTCGTTGATAGGTGCATCTATATAAAATTTTAATTCATTATATAATTTCTCACAATACTCATAGTGTTTAGTAATAGGGATTAGGGTATTTAAATCTCTTTTATATGGATATTTGGAATAAAAATAATTATGAGTTTTAGTAAATGGTTTTTGGTAATTAGGTTTACTTAGAGTCAGATCTATAATAT